ATGACAGATGCAGAACGAATAGATTTATTTTCGGAACGCCTATATAAAGTCTGGAAAGAAAGCGGACTATCAAAAGGTCATTTCGCCGAACTTGCAGGCGTTCACAGAAATACCTTATATCGCATTTTTATTGATAAATCAATACCCAATGGTATGACTATTGCGTTATTGTGTGAGGCATACAGCATCAGTGCTGACTGGTTGTTAGGACTGAAAGACTGAAATGTGGTTTCATAGGACAAACCGTCAACCACATACACTGCAACAGGAGGTGTTACATATGTCGAAACCAAAAAAGGAATACCGTGTGACCGTATCTTATTGTGAGAAAACCCCGGAGGAAGCAGAACGCCTCCGGCGGCACATCACCAATGTACTGTATGACAAAAAAAATGCTAAGCCTCCAACGGCAGAAAGAAAAAGAAGCCGTGACGGCGCAAAAGGCATGACGGGACTTCGGTCCTGCCAGTGGACAAGCATAGAAAGGAACCAAAAATGTTAAAACCGGGATATCGGTATGTGGTTTGCGGCGACTGCGGTCGAATCTGGAATATTGCCAAAGAACAGGACACCAGACACGGCTATCTTTGCCCGCAATGTGCATACAAGCGTCGCATGGAGAGGAGGAAAAAAGATGGACAAGCTTATCATTACGCTGTTGGTGGTAATCGGAGTGTTGATTCTTTTTCTAGGAGTTGCTCTGGAGGAAATCAAAGCCCTGCAGCAGGACAAGCGTGACTGGAAAAACCGCTATTACGCAGCGGCACAGATCAAAGCGAAAAACAGCAAATAAAAATCCTCCCTTGCGTTGGCGCGCAGTGTGGGAGGAAAAGAAAAATAAAAATCACTATTATCGTATCAGAAAACAGGAGGAATTGCAATGAATAAATATATTGATTTTACAGCGGAAAATGCAGGAGAAGAATGTGCTATGCTGGTAGGTCGTGTGGAAGCTTTTGCCGCCTATGTAGCGCAAGAAAAATACAGCATCACCCGAGAAATGTGTGCTGCCATGCTGGGGTTTGAACTGCCAACAGAGGTGGAAACACCAAGAGAGGAAGCAGATGCGTGATGGCTTATATGTGTATCAAGCAGCAAAAAGAGTGTGACGGATGCGGGGCTTGCCAGGAACCACTGGCACCCTGCCCGGAATGCAGCAGCCAGGAATATAGCGTGTTGTATGAAAGAGATCAAAAAATCATCGGCTGCGATGATTGCATAGAAAGACGGTGGGTGGATTGAATCAGGAAGCATTGTGGAAACGTCTTGGAGAGATTGCCTTTGAACTGGACGAAATCGAAAAACAGTTGGGTGGTCTGTACAATCTGAAAAAGAAAAAACAGGATGAAATCCGAAAAATCAAGGATTTGCTGGTGGAAGATGCCAGAAACAGGAAGGAGTGAGCACATGGGGATTCCAGTTTTGATATTAGGGGAAAGCGGCAGCGGGAAAAGTACCAGTCTGCGGAATTTTACAGAAAACGAAGTGGGCATTTTTAATGTGGCAGGGAAGCCGTTGCCTTTTCGGAAAAAATTGCCCAAAGCAGATAATGCCAGATATGACACCATTTTGAAAACATTATCCAAGCCCAACTTAAAGACCTATGTCATTGACGATAGTCAATATTTGATGGCATTCGAGGCTTTCGATCGGGCAAAGGAAACGGGATATGGAAAATTTACAGACATGGCGCTGCATTTCCGAAATCTCATTGATTTTGTGGTGCGGTATACGCCGCCGGATGTGATTGTTTATTTTCTGCATCATACAGAAAAGGCGGATGATGGGCGGCTGAAAGCAAAGACCCAGGGGAAAATGCTGGACAGTCAGCTGACGGTGGAAGGGCTCTTTTCCATTGTGCTGCTTTGTGTAGCAGAAGGACCGGAGCATTATTTTTTGACAAATTCTGATGGAACGAATCCAGCCAAATCCCCCATGGATATGTTTGAGGGGAAGATGGACAACGATTTGAAGCTGGTGGATACCACCATCAGAGAATATTGGGAATTGAACGGAGGGAAAGAAGATGAAGAACATTAACTGGAATGAGGTGCCTGATCAGGTGGAATTTGACCGCCTGATGCCGGGCGGTTATGTATGCGAAATGAAGTGCGTGGTGGACGTGCCTGCTAAAGAATACCTGAAAATTGAGTATGACATTGCGGAAGGAACCCACAAAGGGTATTATCAGGAACTTTACAAATCAAGATCCTTCTGGGGCGGCACATTTTACCGTTCCTACAAGGAAAAAGCGCTGCCTATGTTCAAGGGATTTTTGACGGCTGTCAAGGAAAGCAATCCTGGTTTTGTCTTTGAAAATCAGGAAAAGCGGCTGGAAGGAAAGCTGGTTGGGCTGGTATTGGCAGAGGAAGAATATATGGGAAATGACGGCAAAGTGAAAAAACGTTTGTATGTTTCGGCTGTCAGAAGTGTGGAAAAAATCCGCAAGGGAGACTTTACTGTGCCGGAGCTGAAAAAATACAATCCAGCTGGCAACAGGGATGGTTTCTATCCTGTGGATGACAGCCTGAGTGATGACGATGTGCCATTCTGATGGAGGTGATTTCCATGATTTTATTGGAAGATACTCGTCAACAGGCGAAAAAACATGAGGCAAAACATCAGTGGTTTGCGAAAAATGGCGTTGAGGTGGTGCGATCTAAGTTGGTGGTAGGGGATTATACTCTGCCAACCGACCAGAGCGTTTGTATTGACACAAAGTCTGGACTGCTGGAAGTCTGCGGTAATGTGACCCAGCAGCATCGGCGTTTTGTGGAGGAACTGGAACTGGCAAAACAGCTGGGGATACGGCTCATTATTCTAGTGGAGGAAAACGGTATCCGTACATTAGAGGATGTGAACAGATGGAGTAACCCCAGACTGCGGTTTTCGCCGAAAGCCACCACAGGAGAAACCCTGTATAAAATCCTTTCTGCCATGGAACAGCGGCATGGCTGCCAATTCCTGTTTTGCAGAAAAGAGGAGGCTGGCGCGAGAATCGTAAAAATCTTAGGCGGTGGTGATCTTGGAATTTAGAGAATATACAAAAGAAGATTTTCTGGAGACAACAGAGCCTTATGAGGTCGTTTACCGCTATCGGGACAATAATTTTGTATTTATCCAAGCTATTGAGCAAATGACGGCAATCGCCAATGCGGTAAAAGTGCGGAATTTCAAGGCACTATTCAAAGAATATTGCAAGTCTATGGGCAATCAGGGGCGTGCTATCAAAAACGCCACCAATTTTTCCGGGCAGCCCATAGAGCTGGACTGCGGCAACTGGATCGCCGATGATGACGGCATCCGGGTGGAAACAGAAATGGGGGAGATGCTGGCGTGCATCCACCCCATCTTGCCCACTAAGCGTCTGGTCAATATCGACAACAATACGGAAAAGCTGAAGATCGAATACAAAAAAGGCAATTTCTGGCGGTCGTTGGTGGAAAGCAAGAGAACCCTTGCCAGTGCATCACAGATACTGGATTTAGCCGAGCGAGGTGTGGCTGTGAACAGCGAGAATGCCAGACTTCTGGTGCGGTATCTCCATGATGCGGAAAATCTCAACTATGAGCGTATTGAGGAGGTCAGCAGCATTGGGCGTTTGGGTTGGGTAAAAGACTATGGTTTTTCGCCGTATGTAGAGCATTTGGAGTTTGACGGGGATGTGTCCTGCAAGAACTTTTTTGACAGCGTGAAACAGGTTGGAGATTTTACCCAGTGGTTTGAAATGGCTCTGGATGTTCGCAAAAATAGCCTCTACGGGCGGCTTCTCATTGCGGCGAGTCTTTCATCGGTGTTAGTGCAGCCATTGAACTGCCTGCCTTTTTTCGTCCATTTCTGGGGTGGTACGGAGGCAGGAAAGACTGTTGGGTTGATGCTTGCTGCTTCCGTTTGGGCAGACCCAAGACCGGGACGGTATATCCAGACATTCAACAGCACTGCCGTAGGGAAGGAACGCTCTGCGGCGTTTGTTTACAATATGCCACTGATCATGGACGAATTGCAGATTGCTTCCAGTCGGGAAAGTTTTGACCAGGAGATATACAAGCTGTCAGAAGGTGTCGGCAAGACCAGAGGGAATAAAGCCGGCGGCGTGGACGAAACGCCTACATGGTGCAACTGCATCCTTACCAACGGGGAAATGCCCATTACAGGGGTTTCCAGCGGCGGCGGGGCGGTGAACCGTATCATTGAGGTGGAATGTACCACAGCATTATTTGCTGACCCCAAGCATGTGGCAGATACCTGTCTGCAGAATTTTGGCTTTGCCGGAAGGTATTTTGTGGAATGGCTGGAACGGAATGACCCTAGCTTTACGACAGCAGCGCAGCTTTACAAAATCTATTCCAAAGAGCTGGAACAGATGGACACCACGGGGAAACAGTCCATGGCAATGGCGTTGATTCTGGCGGCAGATTTTCTGGCAGAACAAGCCATATTCCATGACGGTCTGGCACTGAAACCACAGGACGTGAAACCCTTCCTGAAATCCAAAAAAGACGTGTCCGTGAATGAACGAGCGTATGAATACATCCGTGAAACATTGGCAGCCAATAAAAAGAAATTCGATGATGATGACGACATCATGGAATGCTGGGGTATGGTGGATGATACCTATTTTTATGTGATCAAAAGCCGCTTTGAGAAAATCTGTGTGGAAGCTGGATACAGCGCAAAATCATTGCTCAGCTGGATGAAACAGACAGGGAAAATCGAGGTTAGCAAAGGATATACCAAGACAAAACGAATCAATGGCGAGGCAGTCCATTGTATCTGGGTAATAAAAGACCCAGATGGACAGTTACAGTTGGAGGATGTTCCAGACAGTGAGGAATGTCCATTTTAACCGATGTGCGACTTTTGGAGTATGTAAAAATTATGTGCGGAAAAATCAAATCTTCTGTTTTCCTTGAAATTTCAATGTTTTTCATTGTTTTGGTTTTGAAAATGTGCGATTGTGCGACATGTGCGACGTTTTACACACACCTTATATATATGAGTATATATACAAGATAGTTATATACACGTTTCTACGTATGCGAGGTATGTAAAAATTGTCGCACAAGTTGCACAACAGAAAAAAACATTGAGAAAAGCCAATAAAATCAAGGGTTTTGAATGTGCGATTTTTGTCGCACAAATTCGCACAAAATACAAAAAGTCGCACAAATCCACAGATGGAGGACAGTATGGTACAGATAGAAACGAAAGAACAGGCAGAAGCCTTTCTGGTGCTCATTGGACGTAGAGGAAAAGCGTTGGAACTAGGACGGGAAGCCATTGGCGGGCATTGGAAAACATTTGATGAAATCAATTTGCAGATTCGGAAACATCTGCTAGCATATATGTTTTATCGGATATTTGATAACCAGATGCCCAATGAACCCAATCTCATTGCTATCTGGCTACGGGCAGAGGAAAAAGGACTGATGCGGGATTTGGCACGGACAATCCTTAACGGTGATCGGGAATGGTTTGAAATCATTTGCCAGAAGATCAGAGAAGTGGCGGATGATGTGTTGAAGAAGGATACGAAATGAAAGGAGAAATTCACATGGATGATTATATCGTTGAATTACATGTGACTATGGTGGTTGAAGCGGAAAATGTAGAACATGCAAAACTTAAAGCTGTAACAAAGTTGGGTTATATCCCAGAAGTTGAGGATGCAACTGTAACTGCTGTGTTTGGGTGCTGAACATTTTGGTGGGGTGAGGAATAATGGCAAAATACAAAGTTTCTTACAGAGGTTTCGTTTATGTTGAAGCTGATACAGCCGAAGAAGCGGAGGAAAAAGTTTTTGATGAGGTGGAAGAAATCTATTCAGAAAAGCAGATTGATACTGTGATTGAAGTGGATGAATTTGTTGTTGAGTTGTAATATTTTGCGATAAAAAAGTAGGTGAACAACTATGAAAAAATACATTGATGCAGAAGCATTTATGGATGCATTATACTCAATTGATCCAGAGAATGATGGTAGTGATGGCTGCACAATCATTGCCCAAAACATGGACTATACAAGTGCAGATTTGGAAGCAATGGTAGATGGTTTTCCGGCGGCAGATGTCATGGAAATTGTTCATGCCAGATGGGAATACGTGGCAGAAAATAGCACTGGAAAGATTATGATCTGCACTGCTTGCAAGCAACCATACAACCCTAATAAGGATGATGTAAGGCTAAAAAGAGCGGTGGAAAATCCCAATTTTTGTTTGTTTTGTGGTGCCAAAATGGATGGAATTCATGAATGATTTTTGAAATTAAAGCACAAAAAAGAGGAGGTATTTTGATTGTTTGATTTTGAAAAAGTAGAAAAAATGAGCATTGATATGAACAGGATATGGAACAAAAAATTACGAAAAAGCCACTGATTTTATGATTGAAAAAGCTATTTTTGGCGTGCCAAAAAGATAAGTGTCCAAATGGCACGCATTTGGCATTTTTTGATAGGCTGTTTTTGTTGGAAAATCAATGTTTTTTACGGGTTTCCACAAATTTTTAAAAATCCGCCTATAAAAAAAGTGGGGTTTTAACCTCTATTTTTCACTAAAAAAATCGGAAGAATTTTTGACAGGTTATGCGTAGTCATTTACACAAGAAAAACAGGAAGGAGGACGAAGAGGTTATGAGGAATTCGGATAAGGAACTTGAATGTAATGGCAGCGGCTATAGAGATCCAACTGCTTCACCAGTTTTACAGGCGATATATAAAAGAGAAATGGAAATTGATTATCAGGCAATGCGGCTGATCGGGCTGATCAAAGACTTGTTACGGATTTGTGATTTTGAATTGATTGAAAGGGTGCAGATCAGACATAAGCATACTAGGAGGGAGTATAAGTAATGCCGAATAAAAGGGATTTGCGGATGGAAAAATATAAGATTTCGACAAATCGTTATCGTGAATTGAAATATTTCTGCATGCAGTATAGAGAGAAGAAGTCTAGATTACGTGCAATTACTGAACTTTCTGTATCAAGCATGGAAAGGTCTAAGGGCGGAAATAAAACTTCTGATCGTACTGCGGATATTGCTATGCAACGCTTGCAGTTGGAAAATGATATACAGATGATTGAAACAGCTGCCATAGAAGCTGATAGTGCACTTTATTCTTATATTATTAGTAATGTGGTTGATGGGATTCCTTATGAATATTTGAGCGTGCCAGCAGGAAGAAGACAGTTCTATCAGAGCAGAAGAAAATTTTTTAATATTCTTTCGATAAAAAAAGGGTAACTGAAGGGACGTGTTTTTGTAGTTTAATGGTATCATGAATTTTAAGAACAGAAAACCTTCTTTTGAAGTCTTATTAAGGTACAATTTCCTTTTGTATATTTGACAGCAGCAGGATTTTTAGCTTTTTTGTCGAAATATACAAACAGGGAGGTGCTTAATTTGGGCAAACACACATATTTTTATACAATTGGTTTTTACGATAAAGATGGAAATGGTATTAAGAGGGACATAGTTGCATTTTTAGATAAGATTGAAGCAAAGTTACGGGAGAAGGATCCTAGGGTGGTTCGTTCGATAAACGGAGATGTTTTTAGGATTTTTTTGTATTCACGCAATTCAAAGGATGATGATATTTTAGTAGTTCCTTTTGGTAAACCTATTACAAAAAATAAACCTTATGCGGTAGACAGTGAAGATCCTGGAAAACTAATTGAATTAGAATCAGATATGTTTGATATTAACTGTCTTGTATATAGTAAACGACATTGTTTGGCAATGTATACAACAAATAGCAGAGGACCTTCCCAACAAGAGTTTTGTACGTATTTGAATTCTTATTTATTTGAAGAAGATGATTGTGTATTAAAAATGAAGCATGTGACTTTTGAAAGATCTTTGGTGAATATTAGAAATTCTAATAAAGTGACAGCCATACTAGTTTCGGTCGATCTTGGAGACGATATCAATAATTATTTTAAAAGTGAAATGGATCAAACTAGTAGTTTAACATCTGCGTTATGGAATATGGCGACTGCAAGCAAAGAAAATGCTGACGGCAAGTATTTGTCATTTAGTATTGGCTTAGGAAGAAGTAAAAAGACAGAAAGATTAAATAAGGATTCTATAATGACTTTATTAGAACAATTAAATTTAAATTCCCGTTTTATCAAAGAAATTGAATTGAAATATGAGGACAATAGAACAGAAAAGATAGAAACATTTAAATTAAAGAATGTAGATTCATTTTTAAGAGGGACATTTACAAGTACTGAATCTAAATTGTCTCCAGAATTCTTACTGAACCATTCAGCAGATGTCTATTTAAAACAAAGAGAGTATTTCACCACTAGTGTTCAAGAATTTCTAAATGGAATAGGAAAAGAAACAGATGAAGATTATGAACTAAATTTGGATTGGAAAGAAGGCGACTAATGGATAAAAAGTTTATGAGAAAAGGATTTATCCTAAATATAATCTTTTTGTTCGCACTTGGGATATTTACTGTTTTTTTAGAAAAATAATTTTTTTGTTTCAATCAATACAAGTTTGGAAACATATTTTTCTTACGAAAGAAAGGCATTATTAATAGAATTTTTTTCTATTACTACTGGTATTTATATTACAATGCTTTCTATTCTTGCTATTTCAGCTACAAAAATCATGGAAGCACTTTTGAAAAAGAAAATAGAGCAACAGCTTCTCCAGATTATGATGTGGGGATTGATTAGTAGTATATTTGTGGTATTGGCTTTGGGCTTTATTCCAGAAATGCAAGGGGAAAATATTATCCTTTTCGCTGTTTCAATCTGGGCAATTTTGCATTTAATTTACTTCTTTTTTGTTTTGTTTGTCATATTTAAATTTAATGTTCAAAATATGGACAAAGAAATTGATGAAGAAAATAGATGGAAGAGAGACATTGTAAAGAAAATGGCAATAATTCAAAGTGATATCGAAGAGATTGTTAAAAAAATTAAGAAGTAAATGTTGTTTTATAAAATGAAAAAATCTCGATAAATTAAATTTATCGGGATTTTTTATTTGCAAGAAAGGAGATAGTAATGTTAAGGTCATGTCCTTATTGCGGTCGGATCCATGACAAAAACATATCTGTTCCAAAAAACCAATTCGAAAGAAATACGGAACAGAACAAAACCGTTTTCGATCTAAGAATGTCTGGACGAAAAAGGCGAAAGAAATAAAAAGAAAGAGATGGGTTTTTGTGCCAAATTTGCATGAAAAAACTATTTGAAACAGTCCGGCAATTTAACAGCCAAGAGTTGGAGGTGCACCACATTGTTCCATTGGCAGAAGACTATGATTTGCGTCTGGAAAATGAGAACCTGATTACCCTTTGTGTACGGCACCATAAAATGGCTGACGACGGGATAATTCCTGCATCTTTGCTGCTGGAGATTGCCAAAGAAAATGAGGAGAATGGATGCCAAGCCTCGGTGGAGATACCCCCCTAGGGGTAAGGTCTGAAAAATCAGAAACTTCCAAGACCACGAGGCCTCCTTTCTTCACAAAATATTCCCAAAATGAAAACGAAATGAAAATGGCAGAAAGGAGGAGGTAACATGGGCAGACCATCAAAACCGTATGCGGTGTTGGCACAAGAGAAAAAAAGCCATCGTACAAAAGCAGAAATGGACGCTCGAAAAAAGGGCGAAGCTGCGTTTGCAACTGGTGAAACGTTGAAAGAGAAACCAGAGACCAGGCAGAATCTGACTGCCCATAAGGAATTCCTTAGATTGAAAAAAATATTGATGAGCATCAACAAATGGGATGCCATCTACGAGAATGTGATCAACCGCTACTGCCTCCTTTATGCGGAGTGTTTTGAGTTTGAAGGAAAACGGGAGCAGTTCTTTCAAGATTTACGCAACTTGGACGCAGATCGGGAGAACTTGATCGACAGCGGGATGTCCGTCAGCGCATTTTACAAGCTGAAAAATCAGATACAGAAAAACATCATTGATCTGGACAAACAGGTTCAGGCAAAAAGAAAAATGCTGATGGATATTGAGAAAGAAAATATTATGACCATTGCGTCTGCCCTGCGGAATGTGCCCAAAAAAGAAGAAACACCAACGAATCCGCTCTTGGAGGTATTGAAAGGTGGTTGAAAAAACAAAGGCGTATCAATACGCATTATGGTGCATACAGCCAGAAAACAGAAAAAGTGGGGCGTTATATCAAAAAACAGGCGGAACAATGGCTGGAAATAGCTGACGGAAAGAGCAAAGAAGCCTTTGTGGATGAAAAGGCAGTGGAAAAGATATCGAATTTGCTCAAGATTATGATTCACCCAGATTTGCTTTGCCCAATGGCAGACGGCATGGAAGATTACGCCTGGTTTTTGATTATTGCTGTGCTCTGCACGAAAAAGTATGACAGCAAAGGGCGAGATATCCGATATTACACAACGGCAGTGCTGGAAATCTGCAGAAAAAATTTCAAAAACGTTTTTATTCGGCAGTTATTTTCATACTGCTGATGTTAACAGAACCGCCTTTTTCCAGATTCTTTTCCGTTGCGCCGGATTTGAAACTGTCGTCAGAACTGAAGCTGAGTATCAGGAAAATCATAAAGTGCAGCCCTGCCATTGCGGATGAGAGTGTTTTCAAAATCCTGCGCAGTGAGATCCGCTGTAAATTGACGGACAGCGAGTATACCCCTTTGGCATATTCGGAAGACAGGATGGATGGTAAATTGGCGAATGCTTTTCTGGCAGATGAAGCAGGAGCCATGGACAGCTATCCAGTGGAAGCAATGAGGTCTTCCCAGATCACGCTGATCAATAAGCTGGGCATTATCATCAGTACCCAGTACCCCAATGAAGATAACGTCATGATTGACGAAATTGATATATCAAAAAAGGTGCTGGATGGTCTGCATAACAGAAAAAGACGTTTTTCTTTGCTCTATGAGCCAAATGATGAATTTCTGCAAAATGATTTATGGCAGACGGAAGATCTGGTCATTTACCAGAGCAATCCTGTAGCTGTAAACAACGAAGATGTTTTTGAAAATCTGCTTGAGAAGCGGGAATACGCAATTCTTTATGAGAATAAGCGGGAGAACTACCTCTGTAAGCACAATAACATCCGTTACAAAGGACTGGGGACAGAAGGGTATATTGATATCACGAAGGTCAGACAGTGCTGTGTGGAGGCAGATAAAGCATTTTGGAAGGGGCGTAGGGTTTGGGTCGGACTGGATCTGTCTCAGACAGACGATAATACATCTGTGGCAATGGTGACCTATGACGAAAAAACTGGGAAAATCTATGCAAAAGTGTGGGGCTTTATCCCCAAAGAAAGAATTGTCATCAAAAGCAAAAAAGAAGGTGTCAATTATAAAAAACTCATTGCCGCCGGTGAGTGTTTCGCCTGCGGTGAGGAGGTCATTGATTACAGCTTTGTGGAACGCTTTATCCTGTCCCTGCCGGAGGAATACGGCGTCATAGTGGAACAGGTAGGGTATGACCGATACAACGCTCTATCGACCGTACAGAAGCTGGAAAACGATGATAAAAACCCGTTGGAGTGCGTGGAAATCATCCAGCACAGCAAAACACTGCACAGACCTACAAAACTGCTGCGGGAGTATATCCTCAACAAATTGTTTTGCTACGAACAAAACTTGATGCTGGAAATCAATTTCCAGAACGCCAGATGCACCGAGGACACCAATTTGAATAAGTATGTCAATAAGAAACGATCATCCGGGAAAGTGGACATGGTCGTATCACTGATTAACGCCATCTACCTTCTGCAGGATGCAGTGCTGCTCGGTGAGGATAGTTGGGGCGCACAAATCATATAAGGAGGGGGTGAGAAATTGGGATTTTTGGAACGTATGAAAGATTTTTTTGGAATCACAGAGGACAGGGCAGAGGAAAGCCAAATGGTAACTGCGGAAGAAAGCCTTTTGCAGGCACTGATCGGAGAATCAAACATCAATAAAAAAACAGTGCTCCAGATTCCAACGGTAAAAGGCTGTATTGAAAAGATTGCTGGTACCGTCTGCCGATTGCCCATACGCATGTATCAGGTGGTAGATGGAGAGGTGCGGGAAATCAAAGACGATTATCGGCTGCGGCTGCTCAACGCTGATCCGGGGGACACGCTCAACAGTGATGAATTTTGGCGTGCGCTCATTGAGGATTACTATATGGGAAAAGGCGGATATGTCTATATCAACAGAGAAGGGCTGGAAATCAAAAGCCTGCATTATGTGAAAGAAGAAGATGTTTCCATTGTGATAAATTCAGATCCAATTTTTAAGGATTATGACATTATGGTCAATGGACGGACATATCTGCCCCATGAATTCTTCAAGATTCACCGCAGAGCCAGAGATGGTGCTTCTTCTCTGCCTATCTGGCAGGAAAATCCGCTGATTTTTGGAGTGGCTTATAATTCTTTGGTATTTGAAGAAAATCTGGTGAAAAAAGGCGGCAACAAGAAAGGGTTTATTGAGTCAGAAAACAGGCTCGATAAGGATTCCATAGACGCCATCAGAAACGCATGGAGGAAAGTGTACAGCAATGACACGGAAAACGTCGTGGTGCTGAACAAAGGGGCAAAATTCAAAGAAAGCTCTAATACCTCTGTGGAAATGCAGCTCAACGAAAACAAGGAAACGAATGGTGATGAGATTTGTAAAATTTTTGGTTTTCCTTCCAGTATTTTGACTGGCGGGGCAACTGACAACGACAGAAAAGAATATATCGACGTAGTGATGGGATTGTTGAATACCATCGAAACGGCTCTGGACAGGGACCTTCTTCTGGAACGGGAGAAAGGGTCCTTTTATTTTGCCTTCGATACAAAAGAAATCACCAGAGGGGATTTGAAGGAACGCTATGAGGCCTATGGCATTGCGGTGGAACACAATATCATGCAGATCGACGAAGTACGAGCCAGAGAAGATATGCCGCCACTTGGTTTTAACTGGATCAAGATCGGTTTGAATGATGTGCTGGTCGAACCAAAAACAGGAACAATCTATACGCCAAACACCAATAAGGTTATGGATTTTTCAAATATGAAGGGAGGTGAGAAGCATGAGGATTGAAGTCAGAGCAGATAACACAGTACGGATTGAAGGATATGTCAATGTGGTAGAGCGTGAGAGCCGCCCGGTGATTACACCTAGAGGGAAAGTGATTGAAAGGGTGGAAAGCGGCGTATTTCGCAAGGCATTGGAATCTGGAACAGATATCCCAATGACCATCGATCATAACCGGAAGCGGGTCATTACAAGAACAGGTGACGGATCATTGACACTGAAAGAAGATGCCATTGGTCTGAAGGCTGAAACCGTTACATCCGATGCGGAAGTGGTAAAGGCAGCCCGTGAAAAACTGATCAAAGGATGGAGCTTTGGCATGAAAAATGTGATTGATTCTTTGGAAGAACGTGAGGGGAAATTGCCCTTGCGTCATATCAGAGGAATCACACTGGATCATGTCACATTGGTCATCCACCAAAACCCTTGTTACAGCGCAACCAGCGTAGAGGTTCGGGCAGAAGGAGAGGAAGAAATCGAAGAAAGATCTATGCCAGGTGAAATTACGATGCAGGTTGAAGCGGAAAAGAAGAAACCGGACTACACCATACTGGAAGAAAGACTGAAAAAGCTGAAAGGAGAATGAACATGAGTTTTTTGAAAAAATTACAGGAGAACAGAGCAGAAAAGGTTCAGGAAATGGAAACACTGGTAAATACCGCAAAAACAGAAGAAAGAGCTATGGCTCAGGAAGAACTGGAAAAGTTTAAAAATCTGGAAAAAGAGATTGAACAGATTGACAGCACCATTGCGGCAGAAGAAAGAGCCAGAAAAGAAAAAGGGTTCAAGCCGAAAGGGGAAGAAAAAGAGCCTACCACCGAAGAACTGGAAGAAAGAGCGTTTTGTAATTATATCCTGAATAAGGTGGAAGAACGTGCAGGCGAAAAGAACCTGACTATGGGAGATAACGGCGCCATCATCCCCACAACCATTGCAAACCGCATCATCAAGGAAGTAAAAGACAGATGCCCGATTCTGGAAAAAGCAACTATGTATCATGTAAAAGGAAAATTGAAAATTCCCGTATGGGGAAAAAATGATGAACATGATATTAAAGTGGCGTTCAGCGAAGAATTTACTGCTTTGACCGCAGATTCCGGTAAATTTACTTCTGTCGATCTGGATGGCTTCCTGGCAGGTGCATTGACATTGATCGGAGAATCTTTGGAAAATAACGGTTCTTTCAGTGTGGTAGATTTCGTCATCAGCCAGATGGCAGAAGAAATTGCTATTTTCTTGGAAGGAAAGCTGCTCAATGGTGAAAGCGGAAAAAATGAAGGCGCACTGGCAACCAATAATGTATTGGTTGCGGCAGCGGCAACAGCCATTACAACAGATGAACTGATTGCGCTTCAGGCAAGAGTAAAGCAGAAATTTCAGAAAAATGCTTGTTGGACCATGCATCCGGATACTTTTGTGGTGCTGAAGCAGTTGAAGGACGGAAACGGCAGATATCTTCTGCAGGATGACCTTTCCGGCGAATTCCCTTATAAATTGCTTGGGAAACCTGTTTATCTTTCCGATAATATGCCACAGATTGCGGCAGATGCTGCGGCTATTCTCTATGGCGATTACAGCGGTTTGTCCGTAAATATGCGGGAAAACATCGAAATCAAGGTTTTACGTGAAAAATATGCGGAACTGCACGCAATCGGTATTATTTCCTGGTTGGAATTTGACAGTAAAGTTTCTCACCACCAGAAACTGGCTGTACTGAAAATGAAATCTGCCTGAGCAGAAGGGGGGATATGCATATGTGGGTAAAAGCGTTAAAAAGTTTTGGAGGGAAAGTATCTATGGGACAGGGACAGGAAATGGAACTGGAAGAAAATGATACGTTGCAAGATCTGCTGGAAGCGGGATATGTAACAAAAATCATGGTGAATGGTCAGGAACCGTCCGAACCTGATAAGGCACAGGAAGAAACTACAGAAAATCAGAATTCCAATGCAGAAGACAGCACAGATCACAGTGCGGACGAAGCGGAACTGCAAGTTGGTTATCTGGATGAAGCGGATCTGGAAGAAATGTCAGCCGCAGACCTGAAAAAACTGGCAAAAGAAATGGGAGTTTCTACAGCCGGAACAAAAAAAGAAATCATTCAGCGGATTGCAGAGGTCGAAGTGGAAATTGGAGCAGAGGTAGAGGGTGACGCCTGTGAAGATCAGTGACCTGACCATAGAGGAAGTGAAATTGTTTTGCCGTGCAGAAGGTGAAGAGGAGGAAGATATCCTCTTTGCAGCCATCATGGATGCAGGCAAACAGTTTATTCAAAGCCAAACAGGTATGAGCGAGGAGGAGATCGATACAAAAGCAGATCTCACCCTTGCTTTTTAATGCTTGCGGCGGATATGTACGAAAATCGCACCTATACCATTCTGACATCCGGGAAAACACCAAATATCAATCCGGCGGCATCGGCAATCATCAACCAATACTGCCGCATCATTCTGTAAGGGGGGAGCTGAATGCAGCCAGGAGAATTGAGAAACCGTATCGAAATCCAGCGCCTGACAAAAACGCAGGGGATTTACGGGGATACAAAAATTTCTTTTCTGCCCCTTAAAAAAGTGTGGGCGAAGGTAAACGGTCTGCATGGAAAGGAATACTGGGAAGCAAAGGAATACGGCGTGGAAAGGACTGTTGAATTTGTGATCCGGTATTCCGCTTGCCGTGACCTGACGGAAAAAGACAGAATCTTGTTTCGAGGGAATCTCTATAACATTTCTTCATTGACAATGTGATGTACCGAAATGAGTATTTGAAAATCAAAGCTGTTGCGGATATTACGGAAAGGGGAAATCAGGATGGAACAAAGCTTGAAAGACTTGGACAAGGCATTTGAAGCAATGTTAAAAAAAATTTCCGGACGCAAGGCGTGAAGTCGTAGAAAATGCTGGTGAGAAAATGCAGCGGAAGGTGCTGCAGAATATATCCACCACAACAAAAGAGGTTACAGGACATTTGCTGGAAGGTGTAACACTGGATATTGGCAGCGGCGGCGGATATGCGGCTGTGCGTAATAATGCAAAAATTGCACCACATGCACATCTTGTAGAAAATGGACACAAACTGGTTCGGGGCGGCCCTCTGAAAGTACCGAAAAAAGAGCTGCAAAGCACCAATCCAAGAAGCGCAGGTGCCGTAGTAGGCTGGGTACCAGGGAAACATATGTATCGAAACGCCATGAATGACTTGGAAGACGAGTTGATTAGTGACGCAGAGGAAATGGTGGAAAAGTTGGTGGGTGATCTGTTTTGACAGGAAAGAAAGAGATTCTTCAGGCATTGAAAAATGAATTTGCAAAATGCGTTCCGGAAGCGGAGCATTATTTTGGAAAGATAGGGGAAGGATATTCCCCTCCTGCTTTCCTTTATTTGCCTAGCTTCAATGAGGAAAGCAGGCACAACGCATTTTTCCAGGACACGAACAGAGAAATACAAATTATTTACTTCGGCAGAACAGATGGTTATGGCACGACGGATTTTGATGAAAAACTGGAAATTGAAGAAAAGGTGACTGCTTTTTTGAACACATTTCTTTTGACGGTAGGAAATCGAACGCTTCTTTTTACGTATGAAACAAATGATGCGGATGAACAGCTTTCTTTCTATATTCGATTTGAATATAAGGAGGATGCACCATTTGCCATGTTCGAGGAAGAAGAAAATATGGATGCAGCGGAGAATGTGCATTTTACAGAAAGGGTGAAGTAAATGGGATTACCCAATATTTTGATTGAATTTAAAAGCAAAGCATCTACAGCCATTAAGCGTGGTGAGCGTGGCATCGTGGCTGTGATGCTGATCGAGGCGGAGAAGGACGCCGGTGTAACGAAGGTCGAAGACGTTACGCAGATTCCGGAGGGATTGACGGAAGACAATAAAGCATACTTGGAACGTGCCTTTTATGGCGGCAGTATGCCTGTAAAGTATGTGCAGGTGATTCTGACGGATACGGTAGCAAACGGTCTGAAATTTTTGGAAGTGACAAAGTTTGATTATTTTGTGGCGCCTCCAACTGTAACGCCGGAAGAAGTAACCAGCATTATCACTTTTATCAAAACCTTACGGGATAACAAAGGGATTCGTGTAAAGGCAGTGCTGCCAAATGCGAAAGCGGATCATGAAGGGATCATCAATTTTACAACGGCTGATATCAAAGTTGGAGAAAAAACATACAGTGCGGCGGAATATTGCTCTCGTATGGCAAGCCTGCTGGCAGGTACTCCACTTTCCGTCAGTGCGACATACTATCCTTTGTCTGAAGTGGAAGATGTTCCAAAATTCACGAAATCAGAATTGGACGCCAAAATCGATGCCGGTGAGCTTGTGATCTTCCATGATGGGGAGAAAGTAAAGGTTGGTCGTGCAGTCAACAGCCTGGTGACAGTAGGTCAGACCAAAAGCGCAGATTACAAGTCCATCAAAATTGTGGACATCATGGATATGATCTATACCGATATCAAAACCACCTGCGAGGATGTCTATATCGGCAAATTCGCAAACAGCTATGATAATAAATGTTTGCTGATCATTTCCATTCAGGCATATCTGGAAGGGCTGCGGGATGAGGAACTGCTGGATCAGAACATCGTAACAGGTGTTGACATGGAAGCCCAGACAAACTATTTGAAAGGGCAGGGGATTGATACGTCTGAAATGACAGAACAGGAGATCAAAGGGGCAAATACGGGCACAAACGTATTCTTATCCGCATCCTATAAGATTTTGAACGCAATCGAGGATATTTCCGTGAAATTCTATATTTAAGGGGGGAGAAGTATGGGACAGTTTGATGAACGGCGTGCGATAAACGGCACATTTGGCAAAGTTTATCTGGAAGGTCAGCTGGTAAGAGAGGCGACTGCACTGAAGGCAGAGGTGCAGATGCAGTTCATGGACGTGCCTATGTGTGGGGATCTGGCAAAACACCAGAAATTCAGCGGCATGGAGTGCAACGGCAATATTACCATGACAAAAATCAACAGCCGTATGGCGATTTTGATTTCTGACATGATCAAAGCCGGAAAAACACCTGTATTTACCATTATGAGTAAATTGGCTGATCCAGATTCTTGGGGAGCGGAGCGAGTTGTTTTGAAAGGCGTTCAGTTTTCGACGCTGACATTGGCAGACTGGGAAGCACAAAAACTTGGTGTGGTAAGTCAGCCGTTTACATTTACAGACTGGGATCTGCTGGATGTTATTGATGCAGACTAAAGGAGGAAGAAAATATATGAGTATTTTAGATAAACTGCTGGAAACAGATTTGAAAAAACTGCAGAACAAGGAAAAGAAAACCTATGAGGTCAAACGCTTGTCTGAAATCGTGGGAGAACCATTTCTGGTTACCTGTAAGCCGTTGGGGCATGAACAGGTAGCCCATGTAGGGGAAATCAGTAAGGATGAAACGGATATTCGTTTGAACACCATTTTGGAAGGATGCGAAGTCGAAGGGAAATCTTTCAGTCATGATGTATTTACATCCAAGTTGGGGACACCTTCTGGCAAGGAGGTTGTTGAAAAACTGCTGCGTGCAGGCGAGGTTTGGGAGCTTTACAGGATTATCAATAAAATGTCCGGATATGGAAGCGATGTGGTGGAAGAAGTAAAAAACTGATTCGGGATGGAGATGCCAGAGCTACTATTATGTACCGAGCGTGGCTAAAGTTTGGCATTCTGCCCTCCCAAAGTTATGCTATGACAGATGGAGAATTGATCACACTCATGGCTTTCATGGATTTTGAAGCGGAAAACAGGATGAGATAGATTGACCAACTTCATGGACTGTGATAGGATGGAGAAAAAGGGGGTTCAGAAGTATGAAAAAGTATATTTGTATTTTATTATGTACTTTGATGTCGGTTTTTATCTTATCTGGCTGTAGTGGAGGGGAGAAGGAAGTAACGGCAAAAGAGTTGTCTATTACTCTTCCTTCTGGCGAAAGACAAGGAAGTTATACAGGAACGCTGGTTGATGGTATTCCAAATGGGCTTGGAATATTTGAAAGCGTGAATGATGAGGGCATACAATGGACTTATGAGGGAGAGTTCGTAAATGGGTCTTTTGATGGAATTGGAAAAACGACATGGGAAAATGGACAGATACAGGAGGGAACATACAGTAATGGATTGTGGACGCCCACATATGGGGAATGGTTGAAAAGTTTTTCGGAACAAGCTGGCATAAAAATTCCTGAAAAGACGTTAAATTTTATTAACGAAAATGAAGCATTATTTCAGGAGAAAGACGTTGATTTATTACAGCAAAAATCTGAAGCAGGAATCTCTTATAAAATGATTACAAAAGAACCTTCTGCATATGGTGAAAAGTTCATTCGTATAGATGACCTAGCTGTCATACAAATTTTCACAGGACAGATAAGTGCTGATGCAGAAAGTCAGAAATGGACAGAAGTTTTGGCTATTGACCAAGACTGGAACATCTATGAAATGTGTATGTTAGGCGAATTACCAGATGTGTATGAAGGGGATACCCTATCTACATCATATGGAGTTGTATTAGGAAATAGCAGTTATGAAAAAGCAAGCGGCGGGTTTGCAAATTCAATTTTAATAGCATTGTGTTATGCTGAGGAATAAGAGAAAAAGCACTCTGAAAAGGGTGCTTTTTTTATGGAAAAGGGGGTGAAGACTTGTCAAAAGATGTCAGCATTGTATTCAAAGCATCTGACGGGCTATCTGAGAGCCTGAAGCAAATGAGGAAGAATGTAAACAGCCTTTCCAATGATGTGACAGAATACAGAAAAATACAGGATCAGGCATTCCAGAAAAAAACCGAAATAAAATTTGACATTGTCCAAGCCAAAAAAGACCTGAAAGACCTGACAAAAGCCGTGCAGGATAATGTGGATGGAGCAAAGGAAGCCTTCATGGACAAACAGCTTGCGTTAGAAAAGCTGAATGAAGAATACAAGCGTCTGTCACAGGTTGCAAAAGAGGCAGGGAAAGCAGAACGGGATTTGGCAGCGGATATGAGCCGTACCAGCAATGCCAATGCAGGGAGAGGCTTTTCTTCGTCTTTAAGCGGATTCATGAACGGTCTTGCCTCTGCAGGATTGGGAAGTATGATTGGATCGGCGGCACAGAATTATATGAATACGACAATCACATCCGTTTTTGGACAGAACACTGGCGGAATGGTCAGCGGTGTCATTGGCGGAGGTATTCAAGGTGCAGCCATCGGCAGCATTGCGGGCCCCATCGGGACAGCAGTTGGTGCAGCGGTCGGTGGGCTGACGGGTGCCATTAACGCACTGGCTGATAAAAACAGCCGAGAGGATGATTATTTCCGAAGCGAGGTGCAGAGTTTGCACAGCAGTGCCATAAATGAGATGAATTCCGCACTGGAAAGAAGCAGCGTTTATGCATCTGAAAGAGAAGATTACCAACGCAACTATGCCAGTATGACAGATGATGCTACCGGAGCCAAATTATATCAGGCAATCAAAGAATACGGGGATAAAACACCGTATGATACTTCTGTGATGCTTGCAAAGGGCATGGAAATGCTGTCTTATGGCATCGAGAAAGAAAAAATCATGGATTACACAGACATGATTGGGAATATTGCCATGGGCAATGCCAATAAATTTTCAGGTCTGTCTTATGCCATTGCGCAATCAATGGGTGCTGGCGTGCTCAACGGTCAGGATCGTAATCAGATGGTTGGCTGGGGTTTTGATCCGTTGGAATATGTGGCAAAAAATGAAGGCATCACAAAAGCGGCGGCAAAGGATTTGATGAGTGACGGCAAGATCACGGCAGAGATGCTGGAAGATGCAATGCGTACTGCTACCAGCGAAGGAGAACGTTTCCATGATGCTGTCAATGCTATGAGTGATACATTTTCTGGCTTGCAGGGACAGTTGGAAAGTGCCAAAAAGAATATTGAGATTGCCATGGGTGAAGGTTACAATGCCGCAAGAAAAGAAGGTATGGCGAGGGAAATCGAAGCCTATAACGGTCAAATGGGCGAACAGATGAAAGAAGCATACAGAATGATAGGTGCGTATGAAGCGGAAATGGAAAATCAGCATCAACAGTCCATCCTGAACGCTCTGGAACAGGCAAACCAAGACATCGAAAGCAAAGGTCTGGAAGGCTTGGATGCACAAAAGCGTATGTGGGAAGCATACACGGAAGCCGAGATCGAATATAAAAACGGTGAGGAATACCAGAAAAAACTGCAGGCAGAAAAAGACCTGGTACAAAGCATCCAAGGCGCATTGGTGGAAAGCGGAGATTACGTCAGCTTTGGATCGGCAATGGCGAATGAATTTTCCAAAGGATGGAGCTCTATCAGAACCAATAATGCTGTCAATGACATCAAGTCATTGGGCGGCGGCAGTTTTTTGAACGGTCTTTTTGCACGAACTGCGTTAAAATACGGCACACCGACAGGTCATGCAACGGGGCTGCCAAGGGTTCCGTATGATGGGTACCCGGCAATCCTCCATGAAGGTGAGCAGGTATTGACACGTGTAGAGGCGGATAAACAAAAGAATGGTACCGGCGGTGTGCATGTTGCAAAATTGGCAGACAGCATCATCGTGCGGGAAGAAGCGGACATCGATAAATTTGCTACGGCATTCGCAAGAAAAATCATGGCTGCTGCGGAATGTTATGCGGGCTAAAAGGGGGAATGAAGTTTGTTTGAATTTTGGCTCAAGAATGAAACGAAAAGCGAAGATATTCTTCTGCCCGTTACTCCTGAAGGCTATGAGATCAGCACAGGCATGGAAATTGAAACAGTACGGGCAACAAATCTTGGTGATATCAATGTTGCCGGCCGGCGTAAGCAAAGAGCATCACAATAAGCAGTTTTTTTCCGGCAAGAGATTATCCGTTTGTCAGAAAAGGCGGCATCTTGCTGGGAAATGCTGCGGAATATGTGAAAAAGCTGGAACAATGGAAGGATGCAAAAGATATCATCCGACTGGTTATCGCTGACAATGGCGGTGCACGTGTCAATGAGCAGTTTTACATCGAAGATATTACTTCCGGCGAAAGGAAAGAGGATAACGGTGATATCACATATACGATCAACTTGCGGCAGTACACACCTATGAAAGTTTCTGCCGTTGCACAGGCGCCTGCGGCAAACACGCCAAGAACGGATACAACAACAGCAGCACCGAAAAAAGGCGAAAACCTATACAGTCAAAAGCGGAGATTGCCTGAGTGCCATTGCAAGGCAGATATATGGGGACGCAAGTCAATGGAAAAAGATATACGAAGCCAATAAGTCTATCATCGGAGGTAATCCAAATCTTATTTTCCCTGGTCAGACCTACACAATTCCATAAGGGGGAATCCATATGAGCATGAGAGCATTTCATATTTCCAAGGAAGGAAATAAGACGGAGATTACAGAAATCATCGCCAGTTTGACCATCAGCGGAGAATACAGAAGCTGTGCGAGGATGTGTCAATTTGGCATCGTCCATGCTGCTGGGGACGAAAGAACGTGGCTGATCCGCATAGATGTGGGGGATATCATCAAAGTGATAGATGTGGATAAAGTAATGTTCCAAGGTCCCGTTTGGACAAAAAGTAAAGCCACAGAGACGAATGAGATTGACTATACCTGCAATGATTATGGGATTTATCTGAAAAAGAACAAAGCCAGCTATGTATTCAATAAAATGACGCCGGAAGCCATTGCGAAAAAGGTATGTGGTGATTTTGGTATCAAGATTGGCAGTCTGTCTATTACTGGGGTACTGATCAGCAGGAAATTTTTCAATGTCAGCTTATACGATATCATTATGACGGCATACTCGCTGGTGAATGACAAGAAATACTATTGCATCTTCGAGGGTGAATTGATGTATATGCTGGAAAAAGGCAAAAAGGAGTGCACACCGCTGGAGAGTGATGTGAACCTGTTGACAGCCAGTGTCAGTGAGAGCTTGAACAATATGGTCAATCGGGTAAGGGTTTACAGCAAAGAAGATAAACTGCTTAAAGAATTCACAGAAGAAGCGGATGCCAAGTTGTATGGATATTTGACGGAAATCATCCGAATTTCCAGCAATGATGAAGACTATACCAAGAAGGCAAAGGACATGCTGGAAGGTGTGGAGCGGAAAATCAGCGTGACAAATTTCGGGACATCAGAATACATTACAGGAAAGAAAGTCAATGTGACAGAGCCGTATACAGGATTAACAGGGATATTCTATATTGATGGTGATGAGCATAACTGGAAGAATGGAATTTACACAAATAAGCTGACGCTGAATTTCGAAAATATGATGGACGATAAAGACAGTGGCAGCGAAAATAAGTGAGGTGGGCTATGTATAACGAAAATGATAACCCATACAACAATTTTTTAGGAATCATGAGGGAACAGGGAGAGATAAACAACCCCGTTCCCTTTTTGATTGGAGAAGTCAAAACGGCAAATCCTTTGACAGTAGCCATAGGGGATTTCGTGCTGGAGAGAAAAGATTTGAAAATCAACAAATTTCTGCTGAAAAATTATCAGCGCAGATTAAATTTGGCAACCACTGGAGCAACAGGTGTGACAAATACAAAAAGTGGGGGCGGCGGTGATGACGCATTTGCTTCACATGCCCATGATCAGAACACCATTGGGATACCAGCCGGCACATATACCACATTGGATGACTTTGCCGTTGGGGATGAGGTGTTGATTTTGGTAAGTGCGGATAAGCAGCAGTACATCATCGTCTGCACATTGCTATAAAGAATGGAGGGAATGATATGAGCCTATTTCCATTTTTCGGTGATACTGTTACAGAAGTCGCAGCGGGAACCAATCTGCCGTTGTATAAAGAGGTGGCGTGGGATTTTCAGAACAATATCCCCAAACTGAAAAATGGGGAATACGAAATTGTAACAGAGAATGAAGCTGTAAAGACTTGGGCGTATAAGGCGCTGAAAACAGAGAGATTCCAGCATTTGATTTACAGTTGGAATTATGGGAGCGAAATTGACAGTATCATCGGACAAAGCTACACGCCAAATCTCACAAAGGCAGAGTGCATCCGGTATATCGAGGAGGCATTGCTGATCAATCCCTATATCAAAGCAGTGTCCGAAGTGGAAGTATCTTTTTCAGAGGGGCATCTTACCGTTTCTGGCACACTGGAAACAATTTATGGGAAAACCGAAGTGGAGGTGCGTGTGTAAATGTATGAAGATAAAACCTATGAGAATATAAGAGACGAAATCCTGTCCAAAGTGACATTGACGGATACGAGGGAAGGTTCCTTTGCCAGCGATGTGGTAAGTCCCATTTCCTATGAGATGGAAAAGACGTATAACCAATTTGACCGTATGCTGGGAATCATGTTTCTGGATACATCCGCAGGGACATACATCGATGATAGGGGAAAGGAATATGGAATCATCCGCAAAGAAGGAACGTATGCCAAGGGCGAAGTGACATTCACAGGAGAAAAGGATGTGGAGATTCCGGCAGGCACATTATGTGCAACAGTGGGTGGCTTGATGTTTGAAGTGCTGGAAGGGGGCGTGATTCCAGAAGGCGGTACCATTACCCTGCCGGTAGAAGCGCAGGAACCCGGAGATAAGTATAATGTGCTGGCAGGCAGTGTGAGAGTTCTGCCAACATCCATATTTGGTGTGACGGCTGTAACGAATGATGAAAAGATGCTGGGAGGATCAGAGAGAGAAACGGATGCGGAACTGGTGGAACGTATTTTGCTGAAATTGCAATCCCCGGCAACCAGCGGAAATGTGTATCACTATAAGCTGTGGGCAATGAATGTGGAAGGCGTTGGAAATGTAAAGGTATTTCCACTGGATAATGGTCCTGGTACAGTGACAGTCATGCCGATTACCAGCAGCGGAAGAAGTCCAGATGAAGAAATCATCCAACGAGTGAAGGAATACATAGAAGAACAGCGTCCCATTGGTGCGACAGTGACGGTCATGGCACCAGCAGAAAAAATGATCAATGTAGCTGCGTCTGTGGAAATCACGACAGCAGTGACTGCGGAAACGGTAAAAGAAGCCTATGGGAAGCTGTTAGAGGAGTATATCAAAAGCAGCGTGTTCAAATTGAGCACAGTAGATTATTTCAAGTGCTTGTCTATGTTCTACGATATTGAAGGTGTGGTATCTGTCAAAACATTTACGATCAATGGAGGAACAGAGAGCATCAGTATTGGTGAAAAAGAGATTCAGGTCACAGGCAGCATAGATATTGAGGGGGCGGTTGGATGAACCTTATGAGTTTGCTTCCACAAGACTATCTGCGTAGTCCGGCGATGGTAGAGCTGCAGAAAGCCATAGAGTGGGCAGGAACAGAGATGGAAGTTGATATTGATGATTTGTGCAATCAGCTTTTCTTGGGAACAGCCACATGGGGGCTGTCATTATGGGAAAAGATGTTTGATGTCAAAACAGATCTGTCAAAGTCCTATGAATTCCGACGGGCGGCAGTTCGTGCAAAGATGATGGGAACGGGTACCACCACAGTAGAACTGATCAAAAACGTAGCGGAAAGTTTTCTGGGCGGAGAAGTGCGAGTGGTGGAACAGAACAGTGCATATAAATTCCAAATCATCATGGAAACCATTATCGGCATTCCACCAAATGTGGAAGATTTGAAAAGAAGCATAGAAGAAATCAAACCGGCACACCTGACTTTTGAGATTATATTCAAATACAATACATACGGAGATCTGAGCCGATACACCTATGGACAGCTAAGTAAATATCGGCATTGGGAGCTGAGAGAGAAGGAGCTTGTATGATGGGAAATGTATTATCAGACGTTAAACAGACGGTTGAAAAAAATGGCGCAGATGAACTATTCAAAGTAAAACAGTGCCTGCGGAAATGGGGGAGAGTGCAGCAAATTTGCGGAGAACATCAGGTCAGAATCGTTCAATACAATCGATTGCTGGAGCGTCTGCAACAGTATAAATGTAAAATGGGAGCTGAAGAAAAGGAGAGAATCGAAAAATCTTACAAAAGCAGTATCCAAAATCTGGTAAGCAACATTGAGGATCTGAACAGGTTTTCTAATAGGATGGAAAGAATTGTAGGGCAGTTGGATCCAGAAGAAGAAATGCTCATCCGTATGTATTATGGGCGAGAGGCATCTATCAATACGATTTGTATGAGGTTATGCATTGGCAGATCTACCATGTTCCGCATCAGAGATAAAGCACTGAAAAATTTGCTGAAAATTATGGAAGGAGAGAAAATGGAGGGTGAAACAGAGGATGAAGATTGACATAGAATCATTTCTGCTGCTGGCATCGGCATTAAGTGCCATTGTAGCATGTGGTACGATTATGTTTAAGAGTTTCAAGTGGTTTGACCGGCAAAATCAGCAGGACAAAGATATCGAGGACCTGAAGAAAAAACATGATCAGGATATCCGTGAAATAAAAGAGGAACAGAAAGAATTATGCTATGCTGCCCTTGCAACACTGGATGGATTGAAGCAGTTGGGTGCCAATGGCAATGTGACGAACGCACATAGATCGTTAGAAAAACATATGAACAAGGCAGCTCATACCTGATTTTGCTTTTATTGTGTAACGAGGAAAATAAAAAAAGTATGGAAAATTTGCTCTTTTTTGAAAAGGGCATTTTTTTACATATGATGAAACAGCAAATTCATTGATATTTCAGGGTTTTATGAGGAACGCACACGTCAGTTTTCACTTGGGGTAGATGAGTGAGTGAAAACTGGCGTATTTTGTGAGTGAAAAAGGAGGAAGAAAGTATGACAGGAAAAGTAAATTGGATTATCGAAAACTGGTATTTTATTCTGACAGCATTGGTGATGGTAGGAATGGCTGGAGCGGTCGTGTTCAATTTTTTCTCTCGCCCTTCTAAAGAGCAGGTAAATGCAATTAAAAAATGGCTGCTGTTTGCAGTCATGGAAGCGGAGAGACAAATGGGCGGAGGTACCGGTCAGTTGAAGCTGAGAAATGTATATGATATGTTTGTTGGAAAATTCCCTGCTGCTGCTATGTTCATTTCATTTGATACCTTTTTTTCATGGGTGGATGAAGCACTGAAGCAGATGCGGGAAATGCTGGAAGAGAATCAGAATATCCAGAAGTATGTTGGGATGCATTGAGAGTTATTTTCTGCAAGAATGAGGCAGGGGCAAAAGCCCCTGCTTTTTCATATACTGGGACAAAGGGGGAAAGTTTATGACAGGAGAAGAATTGGTGGCGTTTGCCAAAAGTAAATTGGGCGTACCGTATGTGTATGGCATGAAGGGGGAAGTGATGACCCTTGCCAAGTACAACCAACTGAAATCTATGTATGGGGATTTGGTGTGGAACAGTGACAAAAATAAGGTCGGAAAGGTCTGCTGTGACTGTTCCGGTCTGATCAGTTGGGCAACGGGTATCGTTCGCAATTCCCAGGGATACCATGACACGGCTCTGGAGGTGCAGCCCATTTCGACCATCAGCAAGGCGCCCATCGGTGCAGCCGTGTGGCAGAAAGGACATATCGGTATCTATATCGGCAATGGAGAATATATTGCCGAGGATGGCAGTGCTTATGGCTGCCGGAAAAATAAGCTGAGCAAAGCAAGCTTTACCCATTGGCTGCGGCTGAAAGATATTGACTATACAGTGAAACAGGAGGTTGATGAAGTGGTTGAACAGGCGAAACTGATTGTAAATGGTAAGGAATATACCGTGGAACGGATTTTGAAGGATGGCACAAACTATATCAAGATCAGGGATATTGCGGATGTGCTGGGGTATGAAGTGACCAGCAAAGGCAGTATTGCGGTATTGACAAAAAGATAAGAAAAACAGGGGCGGAAGAACCGCCCCTTATTTTTATAGAAAAAATCTCTAATTATTCGTTATCCTCGTCAGTTTCGGTAGAATTAAGATATTCGGATACGCATTTTTCAACATATTCTTTCAGTAAAGCATTGGCAGTTGTATTTTGCATTTGTGCATATTCTTTGAATAATAATGCAATATCTCTTTTTACTTTACAGCCAAGCGTAATCATGTTTTCGTAATCCCATCGATCATTGGCTTGTCGTTTTGATCTTGGTGTTTTGGGAGAATTCATATATTTCACTCCTTTCGTGATAATAGTATACCATATCATTTAAAGCGGTTAACAGTGCCAATATACACAAACAAAAATAAAGTTATCCACAATTTATTTGTGCAAAAAGTGTTGAAATACACTGTTAACTGTCGTATAATGGAAATATAGAAAGGAGTTGAAATGTTGGAAGATAAATTGAAAAAGGAGTTTCGCAACAGCCGTGGAAAGCAAAACGAAACTCCAACCCCAAAATAGAGGTATAAATATTATAGCACTGTATCTTTATTTTGACAAATGTATAATTTATTTGTTAATTTGGAGGTCATATTATGGATTATATTGTCAATGTTAATAATCTTGTTTTATCACCAAAGGAGTTCAATGGAAAGAGAGTTGTGACATTTAAGGATATTGACTTGATACATGAAAGGATAGAAGGAACTGCAAGAAAAAGATTTGCTGATAATAAAGAAAGATTTATTGAAGGGGTAGATTATTATTTTGTAACACCTAAAAATTGA